TGCTGGCGTTCGGCATTGTGGCGAAGTCTTTCGGCGATCGGATAGTAACCGGCCCGCGCATCCACACTATTTTTAAGTCCGATGGAGTCGGTAAAGAGTTCGCTTTCTGGCGCCATAAATAACAGGAGTTCTTATGATTTCATATGAGGTTGAGTTTCCGACTCAAAAATCGTTTAGCTTAAAAATAAACGGTTACTCTTCAGCGGAGGGACTGGACTGTAAAACGGTTGAGGCTATTGGCGGTGACGTCAAAGTACAACTCGATAAGAAGACAATGCTGACTGTACCTTATCGTGAAGACATTACAGCAGACTTTACTCTTGAAGGTTACAAGCAGCGCGCTGAAACTCACGCGAAAACTGTAATCGATCAGATTGTGAATGCGGCTCAGCACCGAGCCGCTGACGATTTAATTCAGGAAGTTACGAACGCGGTTGCTTCTTCTGAATTATTTTCTCAACTCTCTTAATCGCTTCGTGAGCATCTGGGGCAGATGAAATTTCAGGCGGTGTAACCTCCTTCAGTACATCCATCAGAACGTCCCCAACATTCTGTTTTGGTGACAGCTTGTTAACAGCTTCAATAATCAAAGAAAAAACCAGTTTATTGGTGGCTTTTTCAATCTTTAATTCACGTTGTAAATCTGCAACTGCTTTTTCCAGTTCTGACATGGAACCCATGGGTATTTTCCTTTTCGGAGGTAATCAGCCATCCCCCCGCGACAGAGTGCGCCAGTGTCCAACCACTGACGGGCTGAATGCTTACCTTAACCAGGGTTAAAACGAAGCAACACCCTGATATTCAGACAGTAGCCGCCATCGTGCGGCTTTTTTATTGGAGATTCGCTGGTGGCTGAAGACATAAAGTTTGTGGTGGTTGACGGGTTTGTCAGAGGGTTATGCGAACTGGGTGGACGAAGCTACTGATTATTCTTCCATGGCCGCTGACGGCATGAAGCAGGCCATGGGTGGCGCGGTCACCACGATCACCGACATGCTCAATGGCAACGTTGACAGCTGGAAGGACTGGGGCGTGAGCGTACTGAAGATTATCCAGAACGTACTGGTGAACATGGCTGTTGCTAATGGCGTCAGCTCAATTGGATCACTGTTCAGTTTTGGCGCCTCGTCAGCCGCAACCGCCAGCAGCGGTACCGCTATTCAGAATGCTGGCGCGAACTTCACATTTAATGCGAAGGGTAATGTTTACGACTCTCCGTCCCTGAGCGCTTACAGCAATGGCGTTTTCCAGACGCCTCAGCTGTTTGCTTTTGCCAAAGGCGCAGGGGTTTTTGCCGAGGCTGGTCCGGAAGCCATTATGCCACTCACGCGGGCACCTAATGGTGATCTTGCTGTTCGCGCAGTAGGGATGCCGCAGGTCTCTGGTGGCGTGCCTTCAGTTAACTTCGGCGATATCAATATTCAGGGCGGTTCTCCACAGGCGTCCAGTCAGGGTACTGCCGGAGCAGCAGGCAGGCAGCTTAAGGATGCCATCACTGGTGTCATTAACGAACAGGCCAGCATGCCGGGCTCGCCTCTGTGGCGATTAATCAAGGGAGTTTAACCATGGCAGTCGAAACCTTCAGCTGGTGCCCAAAGGTTGCCTCTCAGGTTGATACAAGTTTTCGTACCCGAAAGGCGCAGTTTGGTGATGGCTATACACAGGTGGCCGGGGACGGCATCAACCCGGTAACACCTCAGTGGAGCGTGAGCTTTACCGGCGACGAGGCTTACATTCAGGCCATTAAAAACTTTCTGAACAGACATGCAGGGTGGAAGTCATTTATCTGGAAGCCGCCGCTTGAGCCTTCAGGTTTATGGCGCGCGGAATCCTTCCAGATATCTACCCACGGCAACAAGAAATACACCCTCAGCAGCACATTCATACAGGCATACCATCCATGAGCATTTCATCTGATGTCCAGAAACTGGAGCCGGGTAAGCGCGTCCGCCTGATCGAGGTGGACGGCTCAGCGTTCGGTGCGGGTATTCTTCGCTTTCACAACGAGACAATTCCGCATACCGAGGCGGAAATCATCGCCGCAGGCGGCGACGAGTCAAAACTTGAGCCGAAGTCGGTGTGGTGGCAGGGGCAGGAGTATGGCGCGTGGCCGTATGAACTGACCGGCATATCTGTCAGCAGTGACGGCCAGAGTTCACGGCCGTCTCTCACCGTTGCAAACATCAGCGGCACGATTGGCGCGCTGTGCCGAAGATTTCAGGGGATGGCTAAAGCAAAGGTGATCATCCATGACACTTTTGCACACTATCTGGACGCCAGAAACTTCCCTGATGGGAACCCGACTGCGAATCCCAACGAGGAGCGCAAACAGGTTTATTACATCGACCGTAAATCAGGATCGGACGATGAAACCGTAGAGTTTGAGCTTTCCAGTCCAGCCGATCTGCGCGGGCAACTTATTCCGACCCGGCAAATTCAGCCAATGTGCACGTGGTGCATGCGGGGCTGGTACAAAACCGGGAACGGCTGCACCTACGCCGGGCAAAACGGCTGGTTCGATAAAGACGGCAACCGTGTGGACGATCCTTCACAGGATGTTTGCTCCGGACTGCTGTCAACGGGCTGCAAACCTCGTTTCGGAGAGAATGAGCAGCTGGATTATGGCGGGTTCCCCGGGGCTTCACTTCTGAGAGGATAATCATGCGCGACAAAACAGTTAGCGCCATTCTGGCGCATGCCGCCGCATCCTTCCCCGAAGAGTGCTGTGGCGTGGTTATTCAGAAGGGGCGGGGGGAGAAATACATCCCCTTCAAAAATAATGCTGAGTCGCCGACTGAGCAATTTGAACTTAATCCTGAGGATTATGCGGCCGCCGAAGAGCAGGGCACTGTGGTGGCGATCGTCCACAGCCATCCCGGCGACGGGGCAACAACTCAGCCGAGCGAGCTCGACATGCTGATGTGTGATGCCACGGAACTGCCCTGGATTATTGCATCGTGGCCGGAGGGCGACATTCGCACCGTCATGCCTCGCGGAGACCGTCCCCTCACAGGGCGCCAGTTTGTACTCGGGTATGCAGACTGCCGGTCTCTCATCATGGACTATTTCCGCATCGAGCACGGCATTGAACTGCCCAACTACAGCGTAGATCGCCACTGGTGGGAGCAGGGTGAAAACCTCTATATGGATAACTGGCAGGAATGCGGTTTCCGTGAGTACGACGGTCCCGCTCAGCCAGGTGACATGGTTATCATGCAGGTTCAGTCCACCGTCCCGAACCATGCCGGGATTTTGCTTGATGGCAACATGCTACTGCATCACATGTATGGCCAGCTAAGCCAGCGTATTCCCTACGGTGGCTATTACCGTGACCGTACCATCAAAATTCTGCGTTATAAGGATTTGATGTAATGGAAAGAAAAACCGTTATCAAACTCAGCGGCTCAATGGCTCAGCGATTTGGCAGGACACATCGCCGTGCACTAACGTCCGCCAGCGAAGTTTTCAGGGCGCTTTCTAACACCATTGCCGGCTTTGATGCTTATCTGCGTGAAGCTCGGGCAAAGGGACTGGATTTTGTTATTTTCCGGGATCGTCGCAATATCGGGCACGAAGAGTTTGAACTCCTGGGGCCGGGTGATGAGTTAAGAATAATCCCTGTGATAAGGGGTAGTAAAAGAGCTGGAGTTTTCCAGGCGTTGCTCGGAACGGCTCTGGTCGCTGCTGCCATATGGATGCCGGGAGTTAGTATCGCAGCAAGTAACCTCATGTTTTCCGTTGGTGCCGCAATGGCCGTTGGCGGTGTAGTGCAAATGCTCTCTCCTCAGGTTTCAGGTCTGCGAATGCGTCAGGAACCTGATAACAAACCCTCCTATGCGTTTGGTGGTCCCGTTAACACGACGGCATCTGGCAATCCCGTCCCCCTGCTTTATGGGCAACGGGAAATTGGCGGTGCGATTATATCCGCCGGGGTTTATGCAGAAGATCAGCAATAAACCAAACCACGTACTGCAAGCCACCTGACGGTGGCTTTTTTATGGACGCGATATGACGACGACAATCATCAAAGGCCGCGGTAAAGGTGGCAGCAATCAGACCCGAACACCCGTTGAAGCACCGGACAGCATTCAGTCCATTGCAAGGGCAAAGGTGCTGATTGCGCTTGGAGAGGGTGAGTTCGCTGGCGGGCTTGATGGTAAAAACATTTTTCTTGGTGACTCATCTTCCTACACGCCTCTTCAGAACGCCGACGGAAGTTATAACTTCAATAATGTGAAATATGAGTTCCGTTCCGGTACTCAGGACCAGGACTACATTCAGGGCTTCCCCGGCATTGAAAACGAACTTCAGGTTTCATACGAGCTGAAACAGGCTGTGCCGTACGTGCGCGCGGTATCCAACACGCAGCTCTCTGCGCTGCGAATTCGCCTGGGATGGCCAACTCTTTTACTCCAGAAAAACAACGGTGATAAAGTCGGCACCCGCGTCGAGTATGCTATCGATCTGTCGGTCGATGGCGGGCCGTATGAAACGGTGGTTAACGGTGCTGTTGATGACAAAACCACGTCGCTTTATGAGCGCAGTCACCGCGTCA